CTCGCGGCGGACGAAGCGGTGATCTCGGCGGCCCATATCCAGACCGGATCAGGCGAGCCGTTGAATGCCATGATCGACATATGCTGATCGTTGCGCGCCATGCCGAAGCTCGTGCACTCGCCGAGCGTGCCGCGATAGGCGGTAAAGCAGCCGCCATAGATCATCTCCTGCCACGACCAGCGACCTTCGTCGTCGGCGAGGAAGGCTTTCATGGCGTCGAGCGACGCCGTGTCATTGTATGGCAGGCAGATAAAGTCGTAGGGCTGCGAGGAGAGATTCGCGAGACCGTTGGTCAGGATCGGATTGGCGGTTCCGCCGGACATTTCGGCGAATGTGACCGTCATCCCAGGCACGGCATACTCACCACCGGCCGCGCCGCGATAGTTCTGCTGAAGCTGGATATCGTTCGCCGCTTCGCCTTTGTTCTTTCCGGTCAGGGTGATCACGCCGGCAGCGGCGACCGCATCGACAGCCAGGTTCGCGTTCGCGGTAATCGCGGCGACCAAGCTCGCGGCGGCGACCGTCGCGGTATCGCCGCTATTGACGGCGGACTGAACGCGGATGCCGCCGATGTAGATATTGAGCGTCCCCGAGGCTGTCGCGGTTCCGGCAAGTGTGATCGTTCCGGTCGCTTCCGCGCTCGCCGGATTGTCGGCGAGTGGGAGCATGTAGACCGCGCCGAAGCTATCGCGCTGGAGATAGCGTTCCGCCATCTGTGCGAGCATCGAGCCGGCGCCGCATAGGATCAGCACTTGCGCGAGGCTTTCGATCAGCACCGGATGATCGACGATCGCCTGACCGTCCGGTCCGATCTGGCCGATCAGCAAGGTCTTTTGCAAGACGGTCGCGCTATTCGCCTGCGACGGGTCCATTTCGACATAGACGCCGGGAACCCGATTGCTGGTCGGGTAGTAAGTGAAATTGATCGCCATCGGTTACGCCTCCCTGCCAGGGGGTATGTCCTGCTGTTGTTCCGACTCCGGCGCCGGCTCGCCGCTATCGACCGTTACATCGCCGTCGCGGACGCGGCGGACCCAGAACGGATCGCCGTCAGGGACCTCGCGGCCCTCCTCTGGTAGCAGTTGCATGTTTCGCGGATCGCGCACGGCGCGTCCCGGCACGGGGAGACCCTTCATGGTTGCGCCTCCATCAGTTGGTCGGTTTGAGGCCGTCATTTGACGGCGGCGGATCGGGCCACGGTCCGTCAGTTGCCGGCGGATAGGGCGGCTCGCCGGTCGGCACGACGACGACAGCGGCGGGCATGCTGCCGGGAACACCGACCGCGCCCGGCGCATGGAAGATATCGACCTCGATGTGATCGAGCGGAACCGATGGCGGCTGTACGCCGTCCGCGTCGGTTAGCTGCCAGTCGATGTTGAATTCCCACTGATACCAAAGCCGCGCGCGATCGAGATCGAGATAGCGCGCGCCGGAGAATGAAGCGCCACGGACCATGCGGCACTCGCCGATCTCCAGGTTGAGACACGACGCGAATATCTGCCGCTCGATCTCCTCGAAGTTCATCGCCGGAGCCTGACCGCGCCGGTCCTGCTGCGCGTCAAGCTCGACCGCGATGCCGATTGTCTTGTGCACGATCTGGATCAAGCCGTTCCAGACTTGGTTCGGCTCGGCTTCCTGGCCGAGCGGTAGGACATAGGCGGACGGCAGCGGCATCGACGTGTTGTAATTCCGCAGGCCGGCTTGGAATTCCGCCGCGCCAGCAACGCGACCGCCAAAAATCGGCGCGTTCGCGCGAAGCTGAGAGATAAAGGTCCCTAGGATCGAGACCGAGGTCGCGCCGCTCACTTCGGCTTAGTCTCTTTCCAAGTTAGCGATTGCTCCAGCGCCTTGCGGACGCGGCGATCAAGCTCGCCGGCTTGCTGCTCCATGACACGATCGAGGAACGGACGCGGTTCGAGAACGCGCGTCGTGTAGACCCCTTTCGCGCGCATATGCCGGCCGGTCCGCCGGTTGACCGGCCGAACCGCGCGTGTGCCCGGATTGCCGCCGCCGCGCGCGCCGATTTCGAGAAACAGCGCATAGAATTGCCGCGCGCGGACCGCGAAGCCTTCGCCAGACTTGAACACAAAGGTCTTGAGACTTGAGCGGAGATCGCCGGAGACGCGGACCGGCGGCGATCCTGGCGCCGACGCGCGATAGCGTCCTGACGGTCCGAAATAGGTCTTGCCGCCGCCCTGGCTCGCGTTGATCAGCCGCGCGGTCTTGCTCCGCACGTCATTGCCGGCCGCGCGCATAAGCTTCGTGAGCTCCCGCTTGTCGATCGCGATCGCGCCCCAGTTGGTAACGGTTAGCTTGAGATCGCTCACGGGTCCCACCGTGGCGCGTTGTCGGCGATGTAAATAAACAGACCGGCGACGCCGACGAATACACCGGCAATGAAGGCGGCGGCGAGCCACCAGATCATCACCAGAGTCCCCAGCGCGGTCCGCCGAACAAGGCGACCAAAAAGATGATGACCAGCACGATCAGGAGGATGTTGAGCGGGTGCTGATAGGTCATATAGCCGGTGCGGTAGCCCCAGCCGCCGCCGAAGATGACGGCGACAATCAACAGGATCAGCAGCAGCGTGATCAGGCTCATATCGGATTGACTCCGGGCGGCGCCGCCGCCGCGCCGTCATAGGGTTCGGTTAGCAGCGCGTTGCGTGTGCCGTCGCGATCGTCGGGCGTCGTCCGGCTATGCTCTAGCTCGCACTCCATGCGGATGAAGCGCTTGCGGCCGGCGATCTCGGTCGTGCGGCGGACGCGGAAAAGTTCGGTCCGCATGTCGCCGGTTGTCGGCCGCTTGGTCGAGCGAATGACGACATCGATCGTCTCGGGATAATCCTGCCAGCGGATATCGATCATGTGGGTCACCGGACCGTCGATCTGGGTGCTCTGGTAGAGCGTCGATGGCCGGCTCGGCTGGATATTGGCGTGGACGGTCGCGATCGGGACCAGGGTCTCGGCGAGTGCGAGATCGTCGGCCGGCGCTTGGTCGCGGCGGTACAGCGTCACCACCCAGCGCAAGGTGCCTATGGAGGCCGCTAGAGCGCCTGACGGATCATCCGGCATGTTTCAGCCGTCCGAAGCTCCGGGGCCGCGTAGCCCCTGGCGGAGCGGCGGGACGGAGGCATTGCGAGCGATCCGCCGATAAGCCGCCAATTCCGCGCGGTCGATCCCCCATGCAACGAAGGAACCGAGCAGTATTCCGAAGGTGAACGCGGCACCGATTGCGTAAGGCACCCATCCGCTCATCCGGCGAAGGTCCAGAGCCGATACGGATCGAGTAGGTGATAGAAAGCCGCCGGCATGACGGCGTCGGTATCGCCCCGGTTTTCGTACAGGTGCGCGGTGCCGACAAGGATCGCATGGCGGATCGGCATCGGGACCGCGAGCGGATCGGTATCGTCATAGCCGGCGGTAAAGTCGATCAGCATCGACTGCTGCGGTATGCGCGGCAGCAGCGCGGGCTTGACCGCGACATAGCCCGGCTCGACCGCGAGGTTGAGATCGTAATCCTCGGGATCGGCGACGTTCATATCGCCGAGCGGTCCCCAGGTGATTTGCTCGACCGATCGCGCTGGCGCGCGCGGAAGCTCGATCGGCCGCTTGACCAAGGGCGGCCAGTTGAGCGGAAAGACGATCAAGCTCTGCGGCACGAGCGGCGTCGCGCTCGGCGGCGGCGCCCAGGTAATCGCGAACTGGAGTTTTTGGGTAAACAGCGCGCGGTTCAGATAGGCTTCCGCGAGGATCCGCGCGCTGGTCACATACATCTGCAGGATGGCGTCGTCATAGTCGGCATCGATCCGGCAATGCTGGCGCGCGAGCGCGAGATCGACCGGCTCGGTTGTCGGCCCATCGATCACGCGCAACGCGGCATACACCGGGGCTATTTCCGGACGACGGCCCCAGGCTGCCGCACCGGTCCGGACGTTGAGGGATCATCCGGACCGGCGGCGGCGGCGGCTCGCGGCGGTACGAGCAAGTGAAGTGGCCGCGCGAGCCTTTTCGCCTCCAGTTCGCGGCCGGCGTAGAAATCAACCGCGATCATGTCGCCGATGTTGTAGTGCGAGAACCGGCGCGTGATCTCCATCTGGACCATCGTGCCGGGAACTACATCACTCATCACTGGTCCCCTTATGTGACGACGACGCCGACCGACGGGGGCGCGGCGGTCGAGCCTGCGGCGTTCGTCGCGGTCACAACGCACGTCGCGGTCAGCCCCACGTCGGCGGCCTGCACGGTGTAAGTCGAGGCGTCGGTTCCCGCGTCCGTTCCGTCGAGCTTCCACTGATACGAGTAAGCGGTCGGCGTGCCGTCCCATTCGCCCATCGTGCATGACAGCACGTCGGCGGCTTGTGTGACGGCGGGCACGGCTAGATTCGCCGGGGGGTCGGCCGGCGGGGCCGCATCGTCGGGCGTAAACCACGCGACGACGCCCTGTTCCTCGGTCGGATAGCAGATCGCCCCTTCCGGGGCGTCGCTGTGTGGTCCGGTGTTCCATCCCATGTTCTGTTCCTCCGGTTATGCGCGCGAGCGTCGCTTATGCGGGATTGGCGAGCGTCGCCTATGCGGGATTCGCGAGCGTCGGCGGCGGGTTCGCGCCGGTCAGCGTCGCGGGCCGTACAGCCGGTGCCTGCGACCATGTAGGATTGAGCGCTTGCGTCGAGTAAGCGGCCCCAGGCGCGCCCGGAGTGCCGGCAAAGGCCCAGTCCGACGTGAGCAGCACGACCAAGCTCTGAAGGTGCCGCATGTTGCAGTCATGCTCGGCGATAACGCGGAACAACGACTGGTCACGCTGGAACGCTGAGACGATGTTGGTTCCGTCGTTGTAAGCCGCGACATCCGACGCATCGACCACGACGTTGTACGTGTCCGCAATCACGAAGTCGGCCATATCGACGAAGTAAATCTCAGACCCCTTCGTGTAGGTCGAGACAACGAGGTTCGTCGGAATCTGCTGCGTCAGACGGACCGGATAGCCTTCGAACGTCCCGCGCTCCATCTCCTCTTTGAAGTAAAAGCCGCCGACCTGATCGCGCGCGGTCGCGATAAAGCGGGCAACAGTCGGCGCCATGATCCAGGTCGGCCGGAGCATGCGTGACATCCCGTTCTGCAGGGCGAGGATCGCGGCCGACGCTCCGGCAAGGATCGCGGTCAACTGATCGCCCGGCGCTGGCGATGCCGGCATGGCGG